GGAGCGCGTACTCACGCCCCCCCCCTACGCCCAGTTAGTTGAGCAACAATATGTCGGCTGCGCAAAGTTCCTTGATTTCGTCGCTCGAGATAGTTACTGTCTCGCTTTTGTCGTTGTGAATGAGCTCTGTGAGTTCTTGTGTGTAAGCAAATGACTCCAGAATGTCGAATTCTACCGGCTTATTGAAAGTCTTAAGTGCGGAGATCTCGATGTTACATTTGAGTTTGTAGAGCTTCGAGATACTTAAAGCGCTGCTCGTGACAGCTTCGATTTCCTCTGGCAAATTACTTTCCTGAATGTCCTCCGCGTAAATCATAATTACGGCGTCAGTGAGAGCTACCAATTTTTCTTTTTTGATTTCCATTGTTTTCATAATATTATTACTCCTCGCGCTTTTATCGCGCTTTTATTTTAATGTCTTTATTATAATTGATTTTCTAAGTTTTTTCAAGGCTTTTAAGAATTTTCCCCACCCCCTTAGTTGAGCAACATTACGCGCCGCGTAAGTGAGTGGTAGTGTGGCGAGAGTGGGGAGTTGTTGATTACTTCAAGATTCTGGGACTTTGATGAAGGAAGGTGTCCCAGTTCATTACTCGAGGCTGTGTGTTATCTTCATTGATACTGACGAAGACTACGTGAGTTACTGTAGTGTAGACGACTTTATAGACCTCATCAGCGGTCCTCAGCTTGAATTCAGTTTGTTGTTCTGCGCTGAAGTCTTCAGGTTGATTGATAGGCTCGAAAGTCTTTATTGAGTCGTTAATCGACTTCCAATCGATGTCTTCGAGCTTAGTCTCTTTTCTGTCGACAATTTTCTGTACTGCTTCGTAGTTGAAAGCTGTGGCGTCATACGCTTGATTAGGTATCGGAAGCTTTGAGGCCTTTAAGATGTATTGATAACAAAGGCCAGTCTCTTCGCAAATGCGCTTCAAGCTAATGCTGGGGTACTCTTTTCTTAATTCTTCAAATTTCATAATTTTTAACTCCTTGCGAGCTCTTACTCGCTTTTCTTTATGCTTATATTATAGCGCATTTCTCGAAAAAAAGCAACTACATCTGATATAAGTTGTGATATCAATTAGGGGTTTACCATACAATTTTTTACTTTCACACTAAATAAAAAAGATTTCCCTTTTTAAACTAAAACAAAACACTATGATAACAGCAATAGCTCTTCGAAGTTTTTGCCGACGAGGTCGTATAATTTTAACTCAACAACGCCTACACCTAAAGAGCCGTCAACGCTTATAAGATCCGGGAAAATGGCCCCACCCCCAAGATACTTGGCGCGATCCCATGTGGTCAACCTCCGCAGGTCTCCGCTAAGAAGTAAAAACCATGCGTTCTCGAGTGCGGGTCTAAGACCACTAAAAACTTTCTCTACACATTGGCGCAATTCTCCGCGTAAATAGCCTTTATAATATTTTAAGCATAAATATCTTCCGATTTCGTTTACCATATTGGCATCTCCGTAAAACAAAAATAACCTGTCAGTACTCTTGATTTTTTTCTTCAAATATATTATAATATAAATAGAAAAAGAAAGCACGGAGAATGAAATAAATTTTTCATTTTTCGAACAGTAATTGGAGGCGCAAATGACTTGTAGTATATGTAATCATCCTAAGCGTGCAGAAATTGAAAAAGCTTGTCTTTTGCGTAATTTTGGCGATACCGAAGTAACGCTAAAAGATATAGCGAAAGAGTTTGGTGTAGATCATCGCGATTTACAGGTGCACGTATTGATGCATCAGGCATTAGAAGATCAAAACGAAAGTGATGCTGAAAAAGTAACTTCTATAGCCGACAAAATAAAAATGCGTGAAGCCGAAATCCTACATCAAGTTATGGAAGAGAGTTTTACCACGTTTAAAAATTTAAGCGCAAAAATAAACCGTATTGTTTCTGTACATACTATAGAAAATCCGACGATGCAGCAGATAACTAAATCCATGACTGATCTGTATTTGGGCACTAGTCAGTCCATACGTGATACGGCAGATAAATTGTGCAAAATGAATTTGATGCTGAACGGCGAAGATGATAAAGGTTTGCAGCAAGTTGCTGCTCTTGTAGAAGCAATACATGGCAGTTAATTGGAAACCTTTTAGCCCAAAACAATTAGATTTTATAAAAGGTAGCGACGCAAAATTAAATATTGCTGATGGTTCTGTCCGTAGTGGAAAAACTATTGCGTGTACAGTGCGTTGGATAGATTTTGCTTTGACAGGTCCTAAAGGCGACTTGTGCATGACTGGAAAATCTATGGGTGCATTACGTCGAAACGTTTTGAACGATTTGTTTGATATTGTAGGACCAAAAAATATAAAATGGATTGATCGACAGCAGGGCGAATTTCAGTTGTTTAATCGCCGTATTTATGCCTTCGGTGCCGCAAATGAGGAAGCTGAAGGAAAAATACGTGGTGCAACATTTGCTGGAGCGTATTGTGACGAAGCTAACCTATATCCGGAGAGTTTCTGGATGCAGTTAATGGCGCGTCTTTCTATCCCTGGAGCAAAATGTTTTGCAAACTGTAACCCTGATAGCCCATATCATTGGTTTTATCAAAAAGTTTTAACAGCACCTGAAATTGCTTCGCGTAAGCGTTGGTCTTTTAGGATGGATGATAATTTATCATTGTCTGAAGAATATAAATTACAGCTTGCTTCACAGTATTCTGGTGTATACAAAAGACGTTTTATAGACGGCGAATGGTGCGTAGCTGAAGGACTTATTTACGATAACTTTAATAAAAATAAGCATGTAGTTGAATATTCTATGGATTATATAGATAAGCATGCTGTAAGATATTTTATAGGTTGCGACCAAGGTACATCAACCACTACTTCGTGGTCTTTAATGGTTGAGTTGAACGATAAACCCTTACACATTCATAAACTTGCTGAGTACTATTACGACGCAATTAAATGTCGTAGACAAAAATCTGACGAAGAATTTTTAATAGACTTTCGGCAGTTTATGGATGTGTATGATTCTATAACACGAAAAAAAGGTGGCATATGGATGGTTTATGTAGATCCTGCGGCTTCGTCGTGGGATGCAGCATTAACTAAAAAACAAATAAGACATATGCACGGAAATAATGACGTAAAATATGGCATCGCAACTGTTTCAGGTTTGTTATCACAGGATGCATACACAATGGATCCTTCGTGTACAAATACCATCGAAGAGTATGAAACTTATAGTTGGGATGCCAACGCACAACTACTTGGTCAAGATAGACCAGTTAAAAAACACGATCACGCTTGCGATTCTGATAGATATGCAATACATACATATTTAATGGGACGTATGTCTGGCGTATATAGAATGAGGAGGACGTAATGCTTTACGGTCTTGAATGGCTTAATAGCGGTGAACAATTCCCACCCGAATGTGAAAGTATAAGAATAGAATCGTACAAGTTTTATGCGGCGCTGTTTGACATAAATCCTTTGGAAGATTTTAAAAATTTTGCGAACAGACTTATAGTTAATTTCGACGAATATTTTCATTTACCTTTGTTATTAGGATATCAAAGATTACAAACAATTAAGTTGGCTGATATGGTTTTAGGTGCACCGCCTTCTATAACAGTTAACGACAATGACGGGTTAACTAATCTTATATCCGACATAAGGGATCAGACAGATTTCGACGCTAAACTTTATACGGCGTTGATAGATTATTCCAGATTCGGAACTGCTTTGTTTCGTATTTTTAACGACGACACTGTTACAGAAGATACAGGAAATTTTGCAGTATGGTCGCCCGCAGAATGGTATCCGGTATTAAAAAAAGACGGCACGAAAAGAATCGACGAGCAAGTTTTGGCTTGGAGAGTAAACGAAGGTGATGCGTTACATCCTAAATGGTATCTTGAAGTACAAAGACATCCTGTAAAAGGAGGATCTTATTTTGTTGAAAGATACTTAATGGATGATTCGGGCTCTACAGTTACAGAACGTGTTGAAACTAAAGAAGTTAACGTAGGTGATTTGCCCTGTCTTGTGCAATGCATTGCTAATCTACCTTCTACAACAAATGTCTGCGGCACTTCTGATTACCGTATAATAAACGAGCTTGTAGCTGCTGCAACACAGCGTATGTGTCAAATATTAAAAATACTTGATAAACACGCCGATCCTTCGATGACTGGTCCTGCAACAATGTTACAGCGTAACGAAGAAACACAGCAACTTGAATTTCGCGCGTCACAATTTTATGCCGTAAGTCCTGGAGAAGAACATCCAGAATACATGACTTGGGATGGACAACTTCAAGCAGCATTCCAGGCTTTAGAAATACTTTTAAATCAGATATACGTAATGTCTGAAATGGGTGAAGCTATTACGGGAAATGCAAAAGCTGCTGGAAGTGCTATATCTGGAACAGCTATGCGATATAAAATGGTATCGCCTCTCGAAAAAGCCAGACGCGTAGCGAACAGTTTTACTTTACCTATAAAGAAACTTATGGCAACTCTCGTACAAATAAGTACAGGTAAAAAATTGCGTTATCAGGATATAAACGTAATTTGGGAAGATAGCTTGCCTAAAGATCCCAGAGAAATAGCTGAATTATCCAGACTGCAATCTGGTGCACCGCAAATAATTCCTTTAAAACACGTACTCATGGAGAATTACGACATGGATACCGCAGATGCAGAACATTACATCCAGGAAATTGAAAAGGATCAGGAATTGTGGGCAAAGTTCGCAAACAGTAAAATTTACATGCGCGACGGCAGTGGTAATAATCCTGCAGTAGGACCTAATGTGCTTGAAAAAGGTTCAATAAATGAACCTACCAAATCAGGAACCAAAAACGCACCAAATAAAAAGGAGGATACAAAGTAATGCAATACATACCTATAGTAATATCCGCCCTGGCACTTTTAGTAACTGTTTTAAGCACATACTCAAATATGAAAAGAACAAATAAAAGAGACGCACGAGAAGATTCCGCAAGCTTAACTACTGTAATAGTTAAGCTTGAAAATATCGGCGACGATGTTAAAGAAGTAAAAAACGATCTACGAGAAATGAAGCAGGATTTAAAAAATCATTCTGAAAGATTACTTATTGTAGAAGAAAAAATACACACTTTAAACGAAGCCGTTTTTGGAAGAAAACGCGGAGAAAGTAAGTAAATTACCCCAACCCCGCATTACCATTGTGGTCAACATTCGCGCAAAGCGCGGTTGAATATTTTTAGGTTAGTACACCGTTAACGTACGAGGAGCAATTATGCGTAAATTTTTAACCCAATTTATGAGTGCTGAGGCGCTTGATAAGCTTGAAGCTGCTTATAAGGCAAAGAACGAAGGAGCAGCTGGCCTTCCGACTTATATCCCTAAAATACGTTTTGACGAAATAGATACAAAACGTAAAGCAGCAGAACAGCTTGTAGCAGGCTTTGAAGCGGAAAAAACAAAAGCAGTAAAAGAAGCAACGGACGCTATTGAAGAGAAGTATAAAAATCAGAAAGCTGAATTTGAAACTAAACTTCAAGAAGCTAACAAAACGGCTGAAATTACCGCTAAAATCTATGAAAGCGGTGCACGCAATGTAAGAGCGGTACGTGCATTGCTGGATGCGAGTAAACCTATCGAAGAACAACTTACGGCTCTTAAAACTTCAGATAGTTATCTATTCGGTGGCAACATGCCTAAAGGTACCGGAAAAAATGACGAAACTGATAAAGGTAGCGAGAAAGAAAAACTTACAGAAGCTGCTATGTATAAAGCCGTAGGAATTATACCGCCACAAAATTAAAATAGGAGATTTTTAAAAATATGGCAAACATGATTGAACTTGTAAAAAAATATCTGCCTGTACTGGATGCTCAGTATAAGGTAGAGTCGCGTTCGGCAGTGCTCGATATAGCACCTGAATTTGTACAAATGACTCGTGACGCGAAAAAAGTAAAGATTGCAAAGATGCGTGTAGACGGTCTTGCAGATTACAGCCGTGCAAACGGTTTCACCGCAGGATCGGCAGATCTTACTTGGGAAGAGCACGAATTTACGCAGGACAGAGGACGTGCAATTCAGATCGACGATATGGATAACGAAGAAACTTTCGGCATGGCTTTCGGACGTCTCGCAGGCGAATTCCAGAGAACGCATGTAATCCCGGAAATCGACGCATATCGTTTTGCGAAATATTATGAAGCGGCAGGTACTCATCGCGAGTTTACCGTTACGGCAGGTGCAATTCTTACTTTGATCGACGACTTGGATGCGGATATGGACGACAACGAAGTACCGGAAGAAGGAAGAGTTCTTTTCGTTTCTCCTGCAGTATATAAACTCATGATTAACGATCCGGCACTTGAAAAGCACATTTCCGTAGAAGACGTTATGGATAAGACCGTTAATAAGAAGTTCTACTATTACGACGGACATCTTATCATTAAAGTTCCCAGCACGCGTTTCTATTCGGAAATCGAAACTCTCGACGGCACTACCGTAGGAGAAGAAATCGGCGGATATAAACCCGCAACCGGTGCAAAAGCTCTCGGCGTACTTATGGTACAGCGCGACGCAGTTATACAGCTTGCAAAACGTAACATTGCACGTGTATGGGCTCCTACGAGAGATCAGGCAGCAGGTACTGACGGCGTAAACCCGAATGCAGATGCTTGGAAATTCGATTACAGAATTTACCACGATGCATGGGTTCTCGAAAACAAGGTTATGGGTATTGCCGGCGCTGTAATCGTTAACGCAGGCGTTACTTCTGTAGAAGTATATTCGGAAGATCCGAATGTAACTATTGCATCTAATGCTTCGACTGTATCCCTTGCAAAAGTAGGAAACGGATTCCAGCTTAGAGCTCATGTAGTTACTACGGGCGGCGCAGGTCAGGCTGTAACCTGGAAAACGGATGGAAAGACTGTCGGAACGATAGATGCAGTCGGTAACGTAACGCTTACTGGAACTAAGGGAACTTTGAAAGTTACTGCAACTTCTGCATACGATCCTTCTAAATCGAATACCGTTACCTTTACGGTAAACGCGTAATTGCCTAATGAACAAGGAGGTGGATCCTGATGCTTATTATAGGTGAAGATACTTATGTAACATTAGATGAAGCAAATCAATACATAAAAAATTATTACCTTTCATCGGATCCTCTCCGCGTTCAATGGGAATCTACGGCAGATACCGATAAAGAAATACTTTTAAGAAAATCTTTCAGCCAAATAAACGAATTACCTTTTACAGGAAAACCTACTAATGCTAAACAATCTTTACCTTTTCCGAGAGGTTGTAAATTTACTGAACAAGATTGGCAGAAAGTAAAATACGCCCAAACAGAGCAAGCTGTTGGAGTACTTGATACAGTGGCCGTACAGGAATACGAAAATAGATTAAAATTGCGACGTGCGGGCGTATTACAATATACAATAGGAGATTTGTCTGAAAAATTTCAAGCAGGCTTACCTTCAGAAAGTAACGCAACTTATTTTGGTTTAAACGAAAAAGCGTATAAATATTTAAAAGATTGGCTACAGGGAGGATATAAAGTATGTACCTCAATCAAACCGCGGCGTGGGCACCCTTGGTGGTAGATGCTGTAAATAATGGTTATGGCGATACAATAAACGGCCCTGTGCAAAATATTGCTGTGCGTAGACAAGAGCATGTTGAAGAAGTTCGACTTAAAGATGGTACTGTACATAACTCTAACTATATTTATTACACTTTAGCAGATGTTAAATTAGACGATCTGCTTGACGAAAATCTTGTAGTACAGAGTTATGATATGCGTACTCTTGGTGGAAATAAAATTTTAAGAAGGTTAATAACCATATGAGACGCGATAGGTTAAAAATAAATCGCGCTGAAGGTTTAAAACAGATTAAAGAAGATTTGCGCCAAACTTTAAAAGAACATCATAAAAGATGTACAGAACAACTTGAGAGTGCTGCCGATTATATCTACGCGCAAGCTACATACTTGGTACCTGTTGCATCAGGAGAACTGCAAGATAGTATACAAGTTGATGTATCCTATTCTCCACGTTACCCAGGTATTATAGCTACGGCATCAGCAAAAAATATTTATAACGATAGATTTGACTATGCTTTGTTGCAAGAAGTACGCGAAGACTATAAACATAAAGTTCCAACACAAGCGCACTTTTTGGAGCAGCCTTTTAGAGAAGCGGTAGAAAAATTTTATAAGGAGATGGGCTGGCAATGATTGCGGAAAAAGTAAAAAGTTTGCTACCACAGGACTTACAAAAAATTTCCTACATAGGTGAATTTCCTACAGATAAAGATAATTGTATTGCAATTGTAGAAACAGGTGGACCACACGATCTTTATTTTTCTAAAGGACGTATGGATACACCATATTTAAAAATTGCTGTACGTAATAAAGTATATCCTGATGGATATGAAATTATAAAAACAATAAAAGATATGTTTGCAAATTATGTTGATCATCAAAATTTTGGTATGGTGCTTACAGGCGATATACTTTATTTTGGTAGAGACGATAAACGCAGAAATCTTTTTCAACTTACATTTAAAATTTTCTCAACAATAAAATAGGAGGATTGTTATGGCAATAACTGAAAGACCGTATACTGGACTGACTGCCGAAATAAAAATAAACGACAGTATTTTAGGTTATATGTCCGGCGTCGATTTGACGCTCGAAAAAACTATTATAGAAGTGCTTCAGTTCGGTGCAAGATATCAGGAAAAAGTTCCTGCTATTAAAAACTGGACGGCAAGCGTCGATGGAACAGTTGCATTTACTTCCGGCGGTTCCCAGCATAAACTTTATCAGGCTTATGAAAACGATGAAGAAGTTACTATCGGCATATTCCTTGACGATGACGTTTATTTCCAAGGAAAAGCATATATTTCCAATCTTAACATAAGCGGCGCACCGGATGATAAAATGAACATTTCGTGCGACCTTGAGGGTAATGGCGCTATTGCACTTACTTTACCTGAAGTATATCTTGTAACCACTCATAGCGGCGTAGGAGGAACTGTTACTCCTGGCGATAAAACTAAAGTAACTAAAAACAGTGCTTTTGATCTTACGATTACTCCGGCAACTGGCTACGCGCTTTTGAAAGTAACAGATAACGGCGTAGATAAAACTTCTGCAGTAACTACGAATAAATATACTATTGCAAAAGTCACCGAAGATCACGATATCATGGTTACCTTTAAGGAGGCTTAATGATAGAATATAAAATAGCCGGCAAACCTTATGAATTTGCCGATACGCTGCGTGTAGCTTACGAATTGCGCAATGTTACAGGCGCTAACGGGATACAGGAAGCTTTAAACGCAGTAAGAAATTTGGGATTCGACGGACAGCTTGATCTTTTGTATGCTTCTTATAAAGTAGCAAATAAAGAAAAAGCAATGTCCCGCGACGAATTCTATGATTTCCTTTTAGATAACGCAGGTGTTATGATCATAGGCGATATCGCTTCAAAAATTATCGACAGTCTTGTATATAACGGTCTTGCACCGGAAGAGGCTGAAATAAAAAAGAAGCAAGCAGCGGAAGCAATGAAAGTTGGGGCAGCTTCTTCCGCTGCGGATATCGAATAGGATTTAAACCAGATGAATTACTCGACCTAACGCTCTTACAATATAACGCTTGTTTACTTGGTGCAACAGATAAGCTTAAAGATGCTAAAGCAATAGCAATGCAGCAATCTTTCTTTACCGCTTATTGGAGCAAAGCTAAACATCCTAAGAGCTTAGGTCGTGTTATTCAAGACATTTACAAGGACGATAATGCTCCTAAACCTGAAGTAAATGTTGACAAATTCTTAGAACGTAAAAGGAGGTTTGAAGCTCTTGGCGGATTCAATAAAGAAAACTGTACAGTACGAACTTTCGGCAGATAACACTTCTTTTATACGCAGTATTAACAATGCGATAAATAAGATCAATACTCTGGACAGTAAACTGGCCAGAGTTAGTGCTAAAACAAAAACTACAACTACCGGATCTTTAGGGCGTACTTCAGCGGTTGCAGGCAGTATACATTCTTTGCAAAAAGTACGAGATACACTTTTGACAGCTTCCGGAGGTACTTTAAGTAAAGAGCAATTAGCGGTTATTAAAAGTATTACCAGTGTAGTAACTGGATTATCCAAAGAGCTGGGCAATGCTGGCAATGCGAGCAAAATAACAGACGACGAATTAAAAAAAGTTGTCGCAGATGTAAAAAAGATCGAGCAAATAACTAAAAGCTCAGGAATTACTGATGCTGCTACTAAACAAGTAAAAGCGGCAAAAGAAGTAGAAAAGGCTGAAAAAGAGAAAGTAAAACAACAAGAACGCGCAGCAAAAGCGACTGAAAAAGCAGCTGAAAAAGCCGCAAAAGCCTCTGAAAATGCTTATCGCAAGCAGGCAAGAGAAGCACTGCAAGCTTATACTGAAACTGTTAAGAATGCAGTAAAAGCTTTAACTAATCTTATTACTGTAATACGTACAGTATTTAATGTTGGTTATAAACTTATGCAGTTTGCAGCTGACTTCGGCGAAACTATCAATAAGTTTGAAGTACTGGCAGGCGATGCAAAAGAAGCGTTAAGTGATTTTGCGGACGAGATGACGCGTACTTTAGGGCTGGATGCAAAAGAAATTTACGAAGCAGTTGCCGCTTTTAAAAGTGTAGCGAATTCAATTAAGTTAGCTAATGAACAGTCTATAACATTTACAAAAACGTTGACAATGTTAGCTGTCGATTTGTCTTCACTATACAACACAAGTGTCGAACAAGCTATAAATGCCTTGACTGCCGGAATGCATGGTATTCTTAAACCTTTAAAAACGTACAATGTTTATTTGTACGAATCTAATTTGGAGCAGACAAGAGTAACGCACGGAATTACTAAACAAGTATCCGAGATGAATGAATCAGAAAAGATTCTTTTACGTTACCTGGCAGTACTTGATCAGACCAAAGAAGCACAAGGTGATATGGCACGAACATTGGATTCTGCAGCTAACCAGTTAAGAATATGTCGTGCGCAATTCAACACTTTAAAACGTAGCTTGGGTCAAATCGTTACAGTTATCGGTCTAACAGTAGTACCTGCTTTAAACATTTTATTCGCCGGACTATCTAAAGTTGCAACACTTATTGCAAAATCTTTAGGTTATGAATTAAACAACATAGCTAATTTCTTTGACGATACAACCGACAGCGCTGACGATAGTACTGAGGCAATTGAAGAAACGGCAAATGCTTTAAAAGGACTTACTGATCTCGATGAGATCAACATTTTTAATCAAACTACTTCCAAAAACGTACTGGATACCGAAACCGGCGGCTTAGCGATTGATGAAGGACTACTTAAAGCTTTGCGCACGTATGATAACTATATGAATCAAATAGAGAACTCTATAGATGATATGGCTACAAAAGTTGCGCAAGCTTTTCAGGGCACCCTGCTTATGGATGCTATTACATTTATAGTAGGCGGTATACAAGATATTGCGGAAGCCTTTAAGTACATGATAGAAAATTTTGATACTTTTGAACCTATTATAAAAACAGTTATAAATCTACTAACTATATTTGCAGGACTCTATATCGCAAGCAAAATTAAAACATGGACTACATCTTTTTTAGCATTCGCAAAAAGTATAACAAATTTTAGTATTCAACTTCCAGTTAAACAGCAATACCTAACAGGATGTTTCGATCAAATTAGTACATCTGTATCTGGAGCTACAGTAGCATTTTCTCTGTTTACAGCAGCTGCTACTTATGCAATCGCGTCCAGTATATTTGATTCTATGGATGAAGAAACGCGTAAAGTTGCAGGAGCCATAGGTATACTTATAGCTGCCTTAACAGCAGGTGCTATAGCATGGATGGCTTTTCACGGTGCGATGTCTTGGGGTACTGCCGTACCTATAATTTCTGCGGCCGTTGCTTTTGGTGCTGCATCGATAAAAGCTACTATACCTAAAATGGCTAAAGGTGGCGTCGTCGATGGACCTACTGTTGCAATGATAGGCGAAGGAAGATACAACGAAGCAGTAGTTCCGCTCGGAAATTCGCCACAGTTTAGAGAAATGCAAAACGCAATCGCTTCGCGCACCGCGGAGAAAGTTGCCCAAACCCCCTTTAACCAGTCTGGTCAAAATAACGCGTCACGACCTTTAATTCTTCAGGTAAACGGTCGAGAATTAGGTCGTATAATATTACCATATACTTTGTTAGCGCAGCCACAAGTTACAGGAGTTGTTGGTGTTGGCGTCAAATTAGGTGCTTTGTCGCAGCTTAAGGAGGTCTATTGATACCCTTAAAAATTAACAATACACATTTGTGTAAAATCTTCGAGCCCACGTTGAATATCTCAACGTGGACTGACGAAGAGATACAGTCGTACAGTATCGAACATTATATGTTTCCAACTTCAGTAGATTTAACATCAGAAACTTTTTCGCGTGATTCGGGTCGTACGGCAGATTATGAGTTAAAATATTTAACTATTGTAAACCGTAAATCTAAACCACAATTTACTTGGGATATTATAAAGGCAGAATATGTTGAAAAACTTTTAACTTTTTTAAATTACTCATATGACTTTAAAAATGCCGCAGGTGAAATTGTTCCTATAGACGCAGAAGATATCAATATTACTTATAAAGATTTTATAGGTATGCGTACTATTGTTTCGTACTTAGGACAAACAATAGAAGGGACTTTAGAGGAATATAACGGTAATTTATATTGGAGAAATTTTAGAATAGCATTTCCGGAGAGATAATATGAGAACTAAAGTATATGTAGAAGTAGGTGGAACGACAGATGCTACTTTTGAATATGTCGAGTGCAGCAGCGAAATAAATGTCTCAAATGTTACAAAAGTTTTTTCTTCTTTTACTACTTTAAAAAATATAAAAGGTTTTCAATTATCTGGAACAACTCAAAACATTACATTGTTAAACGGTAATTCAACGTTTTTTCCAGAAAAAGGTTACCCAGGATTTATATCTTCGGCTATTAGAGATACAACAGAATACGCATATATTGCGTTTAAAGTTTTAAACAGTATACCTGAATATATTTACATAACTTTTGATACTGCTACAGGCGCTTACCCGTATTTCTTACGTATAACTTCAGGTACGAAAAGTATAACTATTACTAATCCCGGTGTAATAGCACAAATACCTACTGCAGCTTTGAATTTAACGGTCGGTGCTACTGTATTAGTGCGTATGGAACTGTGGACTATACGTTATCAAAGTTACAAAATATTAAATATTAGTCCGCGCATAGAGGTAAAAGAAGGAATAGCTCTTATATCTTATAAATGTTCAGAAAATATGATGGATTCAAATTTAAATATTGAACCCGGTATATGTGAACAATATGCAGATATTACATTTTATGATAAAAATAAATTATTTCATCAATTAGCTTTATCGGGATTATTAACAGATAACGATACTGTTAAAATATACGAAATAAACGATAACAACGAAGAAGTACTTGTCGGTAGTTATTTAATAGATACCTGGGATATAGAAGCTACTGAATCTGATATAAATATACACGCACGTGATATATCTTATATATTGGAAAGTTTAAATATATCCAAATTGAACGTAGAGACGCGTTCAGTAAACGATTTCTTAACTATAGCCTTTAGCAACTTACCGTGGAAATATTTAGACGAAGCTACGGAATTACGTTGTTATTCTATAGGTATTCCTAATAGCTGGTATGCAGGAGGCACAGTTGCCGATTTGTTAAATTTAATTTGTCAAATTGGTATGTTGCGTGTCTACTGGTCAATAGATACTTATATTGTAGGGAGATGTTGCTAATGCTTGAATTAAAACCACGTATTTACGGACAAACATTTAAATGGAATTTGCTACCAAAAAATAAAATAGATACTATATCGATGCAACCTATACGTAATACGTTAAAAGAATCGAATGTGGTAGCAACCAAAACAATAGATAAAGTAAATATAAACGGTCAAGAAGTAAATTTGCCTATCAGTACAGATTTAACTGTTGATTCGACAAGTAAATTTTATTCCCAGAATGACTCTTCTGATTTAGATTCGCACGCAACACTTGCTAAAAGTTTAGTCGAAATTTATTCGGTACAAGGTTCTACTACATTTACATTAGAAACACCTTTGTCAAAAATGCCTACTTTAAAAGTTACATTCAATGGTGAAACTTCTGTAATAGATTACAATAAATACGGACATGCAACATATTTAGCAGCTATGGCGAACCAACCAAGTTTAGCGAAGTGGATAGATACGTATAAAAGTCATGATCCGCAAACATGGTCAGATAAAAGTAGAGATAATTATAATCGTGGCAAATACGTAACAGAAACAGATCCGGATGGAGATGTACTTGTCGATTACACTAAGTCGTACGTACCGGCTTATGCTTGGGTAAATGCTATATATCCTGCAGGCCCCGAAAATAATAAAAATTTAACTCCTGCAAAAAATGTTTTAACGCGATGGATTAAGGGCGGTCAAAACGACAGCTTTAGTGGCTGGGTACGTAAAAATGATTGGAAAAATATAAATTCTTTTTTAAACGTAAATGTTTATCCATCCGTTTTAGAACATCCAGCAACCGGACAATATACAGGCTACAGCGTCGTATCCCAACAATTACCTGTAGAAAATCATACAGCTTATTTAACATTTGGTTTAACAAAAGTAAACGATTATGAATACAGAGTTAATTGGTATATACCTATAAGATATGCATACGCGGCAACCTCACAATATTGGGAAACTGTATTTTTTGTACCTGTATATAAAGATCTTGAAAGTTTTGCTTTTTTGGATCGTATAACGTCTTTAAAATTAGATTTAATCGCAGAATCAATAGACACCACAGAACAGCAAATAAGTTATAGTCTGGACGCAAATAATAAACTTACACAAAATTTAAAAAATAAAAATATTTTTTATTTCGATAAAAATAATTTAATTACTTTAAATTCCACATGGGTACCTAATCTGTGGATAGAAGAAATGTCAAAATATCTTTTGACAAAATATAAAAACGGCGCATACATAGTAGAATGTTCAGTACCTACCAAATGGGCAAACGAAAATAATGTATCGATCAATACACAAATGTACGTATATTTACAAGACGGTAAACAAATTATGCGCGGAAGTACTCCTTGTGTATTTGAAGTAAAAAATATTGAGCGTAGTTATAACAATAACGACTTTGTTTATAATCTAAAACTTATGGAGGTAAAATAATGTGGCCCGATTTAGAAACATTAAATAAAGGAAATGAATTTGACGAAACTTCTCCAGTAACTCCTGATATTTTTAACATGATAGTACAGGCTTTAAAATATTTAAAGGCACAGGTGAATTAACATGGAGTGGCCGACAAATCCTTCTTGGAAAGATCCAAATAATATAAACAACGGAAAAGAATATACACAAGCTGATGGTGTTACATACGTAGATATGAACAGCATCATAGAAGATTTGTTGTATTTAAAAGCAAATACTTCTGGTACTGTTACATTAGTAGAACTTATAAAAGAAATTATAAACAATGGCGATTATACTTACGCCGCATCTTCTGGACAAGCTTATAATAAAGTAAGTATAAAAGTAAACGTTCCAAGTACTGGTGTAGATGTTTCAGATACTACCGCAACAGCGGATAAAGTATTAAGCGGATTTTATTTTTATAATTCGACTGGAAGTAAAACACAAGGTACAATAGCTACGTATACTGGTGTGTACGAAATTTTGGGGTGATTATGCATATAGATATGAAAAATCCGAAAGGAATTAAATTAAAAACAGAAGGTAAATATTGTGCAGAGGATATAGATGTTGTACCTACTTTAGAAGAAGTAATTGTAGATCCTACTGATACTGAACAAATAGTTGAACCTTCTGCAAATTACGCAGGAATAAAAAAAGTAACAGTACGAGCAAGCGGAGGTGGAGGTATGACTTATAGCGTCGTAGAAATTACTTCGTCACAAACAACACTTACAGACGAGCAATACAATACACTTATAGCATCGGCTTTTAACAAGATAAAATTTAACAATATAATATACAGTCTATATCAAGAAACTACAACTGGACTTTTATATACCGCAAATTATTTTAATAAAGGAAATCGAATCACTATAATAAAAGCTACAAAAGGTATAACAAGAGGTTCTTTAGATAGTCTTACGTCTATTTCAAGTTATGTAAAAAACAGCTTAGACTATGCTCAAAGCAATACAACATATGCGCTCTCGGCATATCAAGGTAAAGTTCTAAATGATCGTCTTACAGCACTTGAAGACGCAGGCGGAGCTACGGCAGTAGAATTGACTTTACCCGAAAGCAGCACACAAGGTACTATAACAGCCGCACAATTGACTACGCTTCAAGCGAGCAATGAAAACTATATCTTAATCAACGGCAATGAAATTTACAGACTGAACGATAAAGGACATACAGAGGGTATTTGGACATATACTCATGACGGATATAATGTGAGCGGGGTTACTAAGTATCTCAATTTAACCATAGCGACCAAAGCGTTCACTATCACCGAACAAACTGGCGGGGGTGGTAGTGTTCCAGTTGTTGCATTAACAGGTACTTCAGGTACTATTACTCAAGCACAATGGGATATGTTATATAATTCAGAAGTTTCATATATAAGTCTTGATGGGAATATGTATTCCAAACTGTACCATTCAGCCACTTCTATGACATTTGATTACTTTGGTACAAAAAGTTCAAAGGTTAATGTACATAGATTAGTAACAATAACAAAGGCTAATATGAAATGGACTAGCCAAGAAGCAGATCTCCCGACGACTGCAGGTTGTATTTTAAGTATGCAGAATAACTCTGCAAGCCAAGGTTCTACTGACCCGTTCTACGGTCATATATTTATCGGATCAGGACTTAAAATTACTAATGGTATATTAAGTCTTGCTGTTTCCTCACCTGCAACAGTATACGTCCACGACATTAAATTGTCAACAGAAACCTGTGCAGAATCAAATCTGGGATCAGACACTACAGATGCAAACGTCCTCGAATTTGCATTTTATTCAAGTGAAGGTTTTTTTGATAATGAACCGCTTGCACTATGGTCCTATATCGTTGTAAATAACAATTGGACACCTGCTATAAACGGTACATTATACGGAAATATAGGTGGCGGCGAAACTGTGATAGCGATTACTAAAGAAACTGTTAATAGTACAGATTACTTATGTATAAGAACCAGAGGCGGTTATGGTGAAGTAACAAAGTATTACGTCACGGAAACAGATATGTTAAATACAACAAAGACCACACTTATAGATTCTTGTAGGGAGATATAATATGAAAAAATTTCTTTATTGGTTTGTATCTTTAACTTGGGGTTGCGTAATGTCTTTAATCGGATTATTCGTAGCTTTAATACTTATATGTACAAAACATCATCCGAGTAAATTTGGATATACTTTTTATTTCAGAGTCGGAAAACACTGGGGAGGATTAAATTTAGGTCCTATATTTATAACTGACCTTACTCCTTCGCAGCATACGCTTTGCCACGAACACGGTCACGGGTTACAAAATTTAATATGGGGACCTCTTTTTCCTTTTGTAATAGGTATCCCCTCAGCAATACGTTATTGGTACAGAGAATTGCACTATTATCGTAAAGGAAAAGTTCCGCCTACTAAGTACGATGATATGTGGTTTGAAGGACAAGCAAGTAAATGGGGTACCAAAGTATTTGGTACAAAATAATATTAAGTGAGGTAAAAATATGGATACACAATTCTGGCTAAACATTATTGAAACGGTGCTTACTGCAATTATAGTACCACTATTTGCATGGGGCGTAAAAAGTCTTGTGGATTGGCTTAACACAAAAATCCATAACGAGACTATTGAAAAGTACATTACTTTTGCGGGAGACGTAGTTACACAAGCTGTAAAAGAGACCACGCAAACGTATGTAGACTCTCTTAAAAAGAATGGCGCTTTCGATGAAATAGCACAACACGAAGCTTTTAGACGTGCAAAAGAAACAGCTTTAAAAATGCTTACAAAAGACGCGATCAAAGCAATCGAAATGGTTTATGGCGATGTAAACACGTGGTTACACAGTAAGATAGAGAGTGCCGTAAATGATAATAAAGCATAAATTTGACCACGCAATAACTATATTGCCGATATCAGACGTGCACATAGGAAGTCTGGATTGCAATATGCAAGCTTGGCAAAAATTTTGCAACAATTTGCCTCCAGATACGTACTTAATGCTTATAGGCGATTTAGTAAACAACGGAATACGTAATGCTATATCAAATCCTTTTGATGAGACAATAAGACCTCGTGATCAAAAGTATCGTATAATAGAATACCTAAAACCTATTAGAGATAAAATACTCTGTGCAGTTTCAGGAAATCACGAACATCGTTCAAAAAAAGAAACGGACGTAGATATTACGCTTGACATAATGTCGCAACTGCAACTGGAACATTTGTATCAGGAAAATATAGCATTTGTAAAAATTACCTGTGGCGATGCTTCTTATGCTTTTGCTACTACACACGGCTGCGGCGGAGGATCTCTTACGGGTGCTGCCGTAAATCGCAATGAGAGATTTAGCTATGCAATAGAAGGTCTCGATTGTCTTATTACAGCGCACACACATAAAGGTGCTGTAACGCGTCCATCACGTTTAGTGTTCGATCTAAATCACGGCACTATCTCCCAAAGAGAATGTACAGTAGTTACCGCAGAATCATGGTTAACATATGGAGGATATGCTGCGCGAGGTATGATGCTTCCCGCTCAAACTTGTAACCCCCAAAAAATACATTTAAACGACGATAAACATAATAAAAAAATTACCATAGAGTGGTAAAATAAAAGAGAGAATGTTAACTACGTTCTCTCTTTTATTTTATTTAAAATTCGCAGAATTTGCGCGCAAATTTCTTTGAAAATATTAAAATCATATAAATATATAGTTAAAATTTTCGCTTAAAATATCGCGCAAAAATCGCTTTAAAACACTATGGATTTTTATGTATGTAGGTAACCTACTTTTTATTACGCTCATAATAACGCAAAAGTCTTACGGCGTCTCTTGTGTGTTCGGTTGCTTTGTTTGTACCGTCAACTATACTAACTGTCTTCCAAAGTTCAAGTTCACTATTAGCAAGCGCAAACTTTTTTACTGCCGGCTGTAAACCTACCAATGTACACTTAGCGTGTGTCATTGCCCAAAGTTTTATAACACCAATTACTTCTACAGGATAAAAAGAGTTCCAAATAAGTTTTTGAGCTTTTCCCGGATACATTTGAAAAGTCTCATAAATAATTATATCCGGATTAAGATTATTCAATATGTTCCATACGTATGAATGGTTTTCGGGTAAAGTACCACCGAACAACTTATCCGGATATTCACTATTTCTATAGCAATAACCTGTACTATTCCCAGGATCTAACGCAATCACTAACACGTTTAAAAACCTCCTCAATATCCTCAGCTTTTTTATCTTGTATACCTTCTACATATTCATCGATAGATTTTTCCATATTAAGTAACCAAACATTAGTCATGCCTTTAGCACCACTACGATTTATACGATCTTCAGCTTGCTCGTTTAATCCAGGTGTCCAGTCTCTATCGAGAAATACTACATTACTACACACATATTGCAATCCGTCTGTACCCGTACCTAAAGCACCTATCGTACCTATCAATACGCGTACAGCCGCGGAATGTTGCACAAACGACTCGCGCGCCTTTAGGCGAGATTTCCCCGACATCTCTCCGATAAAAAGTTCATTACCTATCTTTTGTTTGTTCAAATAATCGCTCAAAGCTTTTGCAGTTTCTGCAAATTTCGTAAATACTACAAGAGGTTCTCCTTCATTATCCTCCAGCCAATCTCTTATCCAATCAAACTTAGGATTACTTTTACAGCCGGCTTCAACAAATTTGCAACAATTAGTAGTTACCTGTTGTTGTTTAACTATTTGATCCATTGCATTTTTTATTGTTACACCTTGTTTCTCAAGATTATCGAGTGCTAAGTTTACTATGTCTTTATACAAGTTCCTTTGCTCAAGTGTCATCGGTAACTTTATTGGAATATAATTTTTTCCTTGCGTAACATTTTGATTGTTGCCTCCTACACTAATACAGGATAAAACATCAGCCAACAATTTACGCGCGCCTTCCGAAGGAGTGAGTCCGATAGGTTTAAAACCAAAATTATTTTTCTCTATTTCACAAAATCTTTTTGCAAACTCCCAATAGCTATTACCTGACCATTGAGGATTTAAAAATTGAAGCTGCGACCATAAATCATCCGGATGTCCTAATATAGGCGTGCCCGACAAACACATTCTACTCTTTGCAGGTAAATCCTTTACGGCTATAGAGATTTGCGCGGAAGCATTTTTTATTCTATGCGACTCATCTAAAACTATTAAATCCCACAACCATTGTTTACAATGTTGCCAAACTTGTGAAGGCTTTAATATTTTTCTCCTTCCTTGGTGACCTACGCACCTGGGAGTAAGTTGCTCATAATTGGTCACATATATCGAGCGCTCACCCCCTTGTGGCCCCAGACCCCCTGTGTGTACCATCTGAGCAACATCTGGCCACCAGCGCGCAAATTGTTCTTTCCATTGTGGTATTACTGTTTTTGGACATATTATAAGTATTTTATGTAAATCTTTCAATCTACAATATTCTATTGTCTCAAATGTTTTTCCGTATCCGGGTTTGTTACGATTAAAAACATTTTTCAAGTAATACATACGCTTAAGATCATCGCGCTGATAATCACGAGTTAACGGATTCATGTCAATGTTGTCTATAACGCCTACGTGCTTATCGATATATAAATCCTCTGGATAGTATTGTAAAATTATTCTGTTGAATAAATTATCTTCCAGTATTAAATTACTACCCGACGTAGTGATATTTACTCCTGTACGCCTGATAGTAAGTTTCTCTTGATTAGTTGCTTCAATCACAACTAATTTCTTGTTCAATGGCCTGATCTGCATTTTCGAGTGCTCCCCAGCTGCTTCCTATTTCTGCATCTGCTTTAAAAGGAAAATCCAGAACAGGATTTAGCAAATATTTTTTAGGCATTTCTGCCATGGTAGTAACGCCGATATCCGTTACACGTTTAAGTACTTCCGGATCATCGATACATTCTATTATTATAGAGTCGTGTACCGTATTTACTATACGCGCGTCTATATTTTCCGCAATTAACTGATCGTGTATACTGCATACACTTAACATAGTCAAATCCGATGCTATAGAAGATACAGGAAAATTAACTGCTTCGTTTTCCACGTGGTTACGATTATCCATAGTAACAATGTAATGTCTTTGTCTACCGAATACTGTTGTATATGGTTCTCTTTGATAAGGTACTTTACGCATAGCGTCTACAAATTTCTTAGCACCAGGAGCTGCGTTATACCAATCTCTAACGAGCTTTGTTGCTTCCGGCAAAGTCATATGCAGTTTACCTTTTATAGACCCTGGACCTCTTCCATAAGGTACACCGAAATTAACAGTTTTTGCTTGTACACGTTGTTCTTTAGTAAAGTTTTCTCCAAAGATTTTATGCGCCATAGCATCGTGCAAATCTTTACCGTCACGATATGAATCACGTAAATACGTATCCTGTGATAAATATGCCAGCACACGTAATTCTGCTTGAGAGTAGTCAAATTGTACAAGTTTATATCCTTTAGGTGCAATAAACAGATTCTTTATAAGTTTTAAACGTGGAATATTCTGCATATTAGGCGAAGAACAACTCAGACGTCCTGTTTCGGTTCCGTGCAAATTAAAGGTACATCTTACACGGTTATCCTTATCCATAACTTCCTGAATACCTTGTACATAAGTATCCATATACTTATTATATTTGCGCAAATCACCTACAGCTTTTAAAAAAGGTATTTCGGGATAATTTTCTATAAGATTATCCAGAGTTTCGCGATTCGTTGTATTGAGCTTTTCACCTGTTAAAGTTTCGAGCATCCATTTTAATTGTTTAGGAGATTTAAGATTAAAAGCTCCAGGATATGCTCGTGCACCGGTTTCAATCATATACAATTGAGGATCCCATGTTTGAGCAGCAGCTTCTTTAACATGTTTCTCGGCTTCATATATCATTGTATCCAGATTATCTTGCAACTCATAAAGATATGTATTATCTACCAGGCAACCTGCTACTTCAATATCTTTAAAAACGTTCGCCGCTTTTACAAGCTTATAATAAATATCTTCCGTACCAGGCCGCATGATTTTTTTAAATAGTTTATTAAGTTGAAAAGTGACGCAAGTATCTCTAAACAAATACGGAATCAAAACATCCGGAGGAATCATATCGTATTGAAAATTCGCTAACTTTATTTTATTTGCAAGACACCATTTTTTCTTATACATATCCAGCTTATCTTCCCACCGAGGTGTTTGCAAATAAAGTTCGCCGAGATCTTTTAATCCGTGTGTACCTTTACGTTCGTTGATACCTACATAATGTTGCAACATAGTATCTTCGTCTATTCGTGCATCTATATTTAATAAATATTTCAGCCGCGCAGTATCGAATTTTCCGTTTTGCCAAATAAATGTAATATCTTTATGTGCAAATAATTCTTGAAGCTTTTTTAAAACCACTTCAGAAAAAATTTTTATTACATATGATTTGTAATCGTCAAAAGCAAAACCTATTAAAAGAACTTTGTTGCCGTCGTAATTTACATTACGTGTTTCTATATCTACTGCAAGCAGTTTACAATTTTTTAAAGCACCTATTGCCGCTACACATTCCGAATCACTCGTAAATACTGTACCTTGTACTTTATCGTCTTGCCACAGTCCTACAGGAGAATCGTTAAGTTCATAATTATGTAATGCTTCAATACATTTGTCGAGTAATAATAAATTTGATTTAAGTATATTTTCAGTCGGTATACATAAACAACCTCCAATATACTTAAACCAACATTCCGAATTTGTAGATGTCTTAACTTCTTTTTGTAAATTAGGACATACAGCTTTTATTAAATCCACCCGTCTTCCTCCAGTCGATGCATCATATATTTATATGATACCATATCTATTTCGTCGTGCAATAAGTTAATAGTTATTGCAGGGCGCGTAGCATATGCATACGTAGAAGTCTTTGAAAGCAACGCCGGAATACATGTATCTATACTTCTTATGACTTCAGGATGTTTATATTCACCTAACTCGCGCAAAGAAGTCCAACATCCCAACAAGTGAATAGCTTTTGAACATCCTTGCCATATATCCTCAAAACCGGGACGACCTTTTTCTGTAAGTGTTTCTGCAACTTTAGGTATACCTATGCAATGTATTTCGAGTATTTTAGATAGCTGACTAAAGCAATCTCTGAATTCTTCTTCGTTTTTACCTTGACATACAGCCATAAGACGCATTTCGCCCAGATGTTTATTTTTTCGTAACCATTCTATAGACTTTACAACTTCTAAAAAAGTTGCAGCGCCATCGCAAAAAACATCCGGTAAAACAATTTCATTCGCGTTACAAAATTTGCCGGCTTCATATACATCTTTCACAGTTACTGCGCCGCCGAGTTCTATAAGACTATTATCCATAATTTTGTAGCAATTTTTATTATTACATTTAGGATAATAGTTTTTCAAATGTGCTAACAACATCGCATAAGATCCTGAATATGTGTACCCTACATTTTTCATAGGCACAATACTTGCAATTTTCATTTTTTACCTCGCTTATTGTAGCAGTACATAAAATAAATACCCGCCGCAAAACTTGCAAATATGCCGAATATAATCCAAAACTCAACCATCGTTTTTGCACCTCGTATTTATTTCACGTTCGATATAATACTTTGCTTTTCTTAAATCTTGCAAAGCTTTTTGATTTGCCGTCATTCCTCTGGATTTTTTATGCCCGCAACGCGATATGTATTTTACAGCATTACCCAAGTTAAAATTCAAATCTTTGGCTTCTATAAAGTCAATAGTTTCTATTCCGCCGACTGTATAATGTTCTGGATGGTTTATTACATCTTTACCAGGGCAAATCGTTTTCATCGTTTTTCTCCTTTTTTACAAATTTTATAAACTTGCCGCAATGTGCACAAGTTGCTTTTATGTGAGGTCCCCGACGCTTCATAGTGTATTGTACCGTCTTCATCCGTACATATCTTACCACAATGCGCACAAAATATTTTGCCTATAGGTTGACCATGCGCAGTGGTGGTGGGGGCTTCTTTTTTATACATCGCGCTGTATCTTGTACTTAATTTGTTTACGTTGTTTTCGATAATTTTATCGAGCGATATGTTTAATTGTGTCGCTATATTTGCTACATACCACATTACATCGCCGAGTTCTTCTATCGTATGTTGCGGATCGATATCGCGACCATGAAAATATTTCTTCTTAATATCGTCAACAACTTCGCCGGATTCTCCAGCTAACCCAAGAGCGAAACCTATTATAGGTTCTCGCTCCAGAGTTGCCGGAAGAATACCTTGAGCACAAAACTTTTGGTATTCGTCGAGTTTCATTATTTTACTCCTTCCGAAGGAATACAGTAATCTGCATTGTTCTTTATCTCGTAAGCTTTAGTTTTTCTCGCAACCAACGCTGTAAGAGGTACTATACATGTTTCGTAAAGTGTTTTGCAAATAGCCTGGGTAGGAATTGCTATGAGTACTTGTTTCCAAGTCATAAATTCAAATCCCAAGAAAAGCTTAGGCAAAAGGTTCATTCCGAGAGGAATATAGATCAAGCTATCGCAAAGTTCTCCGACAAGAGAGCTAAGTATTGCACGATACCAAAAACCTTTTTCTCCACTTTTTTCTTTCAATTTGCGAAATACTTTATCGTTCATAAGATCGCCGACCATGTATGCGCAAAGAGATGCTGCAAGCGCCCAAGGCGTAGTGCCTAAAACTTTTTGCATTGCTGCACTCGTTTCAGAATCTACACCGGGGATTACATTTGCTATAGCAAAGATACCTACCATAAACAAATTTGCACCGAATGCGATCCACGCAGTAAGACGTGACCATTTATAACCGTAAACTTCGCTAAAAACATCCGAGAGAATGTAAGTGATAGGAAAAACGATTACGGCACATGGAAGTACTGCAAAACCTATACTGAATACTTTACAAGCAATAATGTTGCTTATAAGCATTGTTACTGTATTTATTACTACAAGAAGTAGAAATAACGGTGAAACTTTTTTCATAAATTGCTCCTTAGATTTTATTTGTTTGGGGACATATGGGCATTAAACGTCCCGATGTTTCTGCGTTCGCGAATAAGCTCCAGAGTATCATCTTTTGCTTTGAACGAACTACTCGAAGCACCTTTTATAGCACCTGCGAGTAATAATTCTTTGTACAAATCGTCCATCAGCCACTTGTCAATATCGAGCAGCTCTCTGCATAACTTTCTACTTACCATGCCGCCCAACAAAACAATTTCAAGCTGAGGATATTTGTCAAGTATTTCTTCGACTTTTTTTCTATCAAATAAATTTGACATTTATACCTCCATTTGTCTTGCTATGTCTATTAAAATTTTGTCAGACTGATAAGTTCCGTTATAGGATATCTTCATCAATCCTCTTGTTAAAAGTTCCGATATTATCTTAGACGCTTCTGTACGATCTACACCCAGAATTTCTTGTACCTGGCTGCCTCGAAACCTTTGAGCACTGAGAAGTATTTTTATCGCCGGATAGGTTGCAACCAATCCTTTGACAAAATCTATACTCTTAGTACGTTCGCGCTGTGCGCGTTTACTTTCCTCAATAAAACTTTTATAATCCAATGTAGATTTATCCAAAGTATATTTCAAAAAGTCTTTAGCGTACACTACATGTGATGGTTGCACATATAAATTATCATTCTTTATTGAACCTGACAATACTGCAAAAGCACAAGAAAGACGTAATAATTTTTCATGCACGGCTACGCCGACTACAAGTGGTCCGCCTTCGTATTCTTTCGATAACTCTTTAGCTACTTCGCCAACTTTCATAGTGGTTTCTTCGGAAATCTTAATGTTATTGCTATTTACAGTCCACGCAAAACTAAACAAGTTTTTGTAAGTTTCTGTGTTTAGCGATTGCTTTTCTATTCCGTGTAGTTCGGCAACATCTTCACGTGCAGCACTTAAAACCAAGTCAAATCTTGCCTGGTCTTCTACTACAGGAATATACTCTGTAAAAGCGCCATATCCTTTCCAATAGAAATCTTCTATATTTTTACCTGAGCGCGGATTGCTTAGCCATATAAGACGTGTGCGCGCTCTTGCTTCGCCTTTGGCTATTTTGTTAATAGTGACCGCACCACTCGAACGTGTTGCAGAAAGTTCCTTAATATCCTCCACTTCAAGACCTGAAGCTTCATCTATAACCAACAAACCTTTATCGTTCATCGGTATAGCACCCCAAGTAATTATCCATGAATCATTGTTACGCTGTACACCGCCTATTACACCTGTTCGGCGAGCATTTTCGCCGTTTATATAGCTGCCCATTTGCAAATTCTTTATGAATCTCTGTGCAAGCTGTGATTTACCCGTACGTGTATCACCTATAACCATAGAGTCTAACCAACCTTTTATAATTCCACCTTTCCAAGGTATTTCGGTTACGCTTGCGTATGTTAGAATTACGGCACCAAATAAATCCGGTCTTCCTTCTATTCCGCAAGCTGATTCCCAACGTTTGTAATGTAGGTTAATAAGCTCTAAAGCATTGTGACAACTTTCTGCATCTTTTCTAAACGCTTCTATGATAGGTTCAGAACATTCACCTATTGCTGCTTGTACTGCATCCGCTTGTTTTATTACGTAGTAATTTTGTTGTGTGCGCGGATCAGTTACACGGCACGCTATAAAATTATATTTAACTGTTGGAATCAAACGAGATTCCTCATATAAATATATTCCATAACGTGGTTCGTAAGAAGCATCTTCCATACCCTCTTTAAAACTTGCTGATTCTTGAAACATAATAACTTGTACGTTAACATAAGAAGCAGGTTCGCTACCTATTGATTTGCAACTAAATAATTTTTTTAAATAGTTATCTTGTACATTATCTGGACTGTTCACGAATTGCAATAGCTGTCGAGGATCTATATCGATTTCTTCCGCGGTATTAGAAATACCAATTCTACACGGTTTTGTACAATTAGTATTCATACACCGCACTTTAAGTTTATTCGGTATTGTATATGTTTTAGGATCCGCACCGATAACACACATATTTTCAAGTGTTATCCAAGTATTAAGATTTTCAACATATTCACTTTTACTTAAAGTCGTAAAATCATCTGTTGACGCAGTTATTTGCGTTTTTGTAATAGGTTCTAAGTCTACAATGTATTGCGCAACTTCGGTATTATGGTACTGCATCCAATAATCAGTAAAATCCTTTACCGGAAGCTTAATTACTTTTATTGACTTAGCTATTCCAGCTAACATCTTAGTGTAATTGCTCACGAGTCTGCTTCCGGCCGGATCGTTATCGATCATTAGGTATACATCTTTACCTTTGAACAACATTTCTTCATGTTGCGGCATATTACTTCCACCGGTACCTGTAACACAATTAAAACCTTGTGATATAGCTACCAGGCAATCTTTTTCACCTTCCACTACGTAAACTTCACCTTTATGTGGGTCTAAATTTTCGTAGGGGAAAAATCTGGATTCATTACATCCTCTTACGCCGATTACTTTTGCACTACTCGATCCTTCCAATCTTCTATGCGGCGGCAAATATTTGCGCACATTTATAAGTTTATCCGTTTTGGAATATATAGGAATTGTATAGCGCATATCGTCATATCCGATTTTATATTTAGATATAACTTCATCGGTTATTCCAAAGTTATGTAATGCTTTAATTTCCGCAGGCTTTTCCTGTAATTTTTTAGCACAAGCTTCGACGTATGCCTCGGACGGAAAAGGTAAGTCACCTCGCTGTTCCCATTGTTTTGCTGCGTTTACTGCAATGTCACGACCTACATCGTAATAACGCATAATGAATTCAACATGATGACCACCTGTTCCACAACCGTGACAATACCATTCATCTGTATCAGTATTTACAGTGAAGGAAGCGTTTGTGTCGTGATGCATAGGGCAGCGTGCATACGATTGGTTTCCAGATACTTTTTCAAACTGTACGAACTGCTCGTAGAACGCCATATTTGCACCTACCTATTACGCCGCGTAAACTTTTTTGATTCTGTTAACTTTATTATCGTTATAATCGTCGACTGTGACTTTAGCTTTGACCATAAGGCCTACGAGCAGATCGGTATCTACATCGACAACGCCGTCGGTTTCTACGCCGCAAGCCGAAAGAAGTTCTTTGAGTTTAAACAGGCAGTTTTCCTGCAACACGTAGTTTTCGAATATTGCCGCTTTGCTCTGTTCTTCTCTGAAACGAATCAGAAGCATATCTTTGCCGGTAGATGAAACTTTCTGTTCGATACTCTCGATGGTAAGATTATACATACCTTCCGGAAGTATATCGTTGCCTCTTATGTTGCTAAAGTCCAAATTTACATTTGCCATAATTATTGTCTCCTTAAATTTAATTTTTTATATTGCTAATCGAAGGGTCGTCTTCGTCTTCGCCGCTTCCGCTAAGTACTTCTCTATAGTCAACTTTAGGTAATTTGACCAAACTAAAATACTTATTCGTCGCCTCGTCGCGCCATTGCTGTATATCTTCTATAGAAGATTCAGATTCGTTGAAAAATTTATCCATCGACGCTTTAAAGCTTATTATGTCTATATTGTTCTCTGCTGCACTCTGTGCAAATGTTTCCGCATGTAGCCACACAGCTGCACCACATTGAGTTTTAATTTTTATGCGCATTTTTTAACAATGCCTCCAGGTATTCAATTTTTCTACGTAGTTGAAAATTTTCAGCTTTAAGTTGCGCAGGTGTTAATTCTATTTCGTCAACTACCAATACGTTCTCTACACTTATACGTGTTACACGCATACGAGGTTCGTCCCAAAGTACTTTATATATTGTATTATCGTCGCTTACATCCAGAACTACACCGAATGTATTCTTTAAAGGATAATATTCTGGTAAAACATCGTGCATTTTACAATTACATTTTACTATCATATAAAAACCTCGGAGGATTTGCTCCTGCTCTATATATTACGACTTTTATCGGTAAGTCGTGTTCGTCAATAAACTGTTCAAGTTCATCAATATCAACACTTCCGTCCTCGACCAATAAAATTCTGTAACTTGCTCGCTTAACTATGTTTATAGCATCATCCAGATATACTACATACTTGTAATCTTCTATATCTGAACTTTCACAGTCTTGTACGGTAGCGCACTTTTTTAATTCTGTTATAATATTAGTAAACAATGTATTTTCCTCTCTTATTCCATTCACAATGTGGACAAGCAAAATGATATCTCCATTTACATTTATAGCAAGGCATTTTATTCCATTTTACTTTTATAGGTGTATAAGTTCCGTCGTCGTTAACTCTTTTAATAGTTAACCAAATATCTCTTTCGCTTTCGGGTTTTTGCATTCTTTACCTTGTCCCAACCTCGTCTTTGCCGGCCATCCTTGTTTAGGCAAAGTTGTTGCACACCAATTACCCGATATATCGTTGTAAGTATGTACAACAACTTCGAAATACGCAGGAAGTTCTTTTACGAGTTTACCGTGTATCGCGGGTCCTTTAACTGTCGTTCCTGTGATTTCGTCTTTAACTATCGCTTCCTGCATTGTGAATATTATGTTAAGCCCTTTTTTACTTATATCTTTAAAGGCTTCAACTGCCATTTTATTCAAGTCGGTCATCATACCCCAATGCTGTATCTGTATATTTGCACGATAATTAAGTGCTTCGTCTTTGCCTCCGCCGAGACCTTTTTCGCTTCTGAGTTTTTGCAACATTATCCACTGGATTTCCGTCCAAGTATCTATTACAACCCAATCGAATTTTTTAGTAATAGTTTTTCCTATTGCTTTCGTCCATTCTTTAGGATCGTTTTTTGTACATAATTTGCGCAAATCCTCGAGATCGCCAAATTTATCAAAAGAAATAATTTCGATATTTGGCCAGTATTGTCGCAATTCAGTAGCGCGCTGCACTGTTCTACGCCCCTTATCAGAATCGACAATAAGTACGTAACCGAGCTCACCTAATGTTGCCATCAAGTGTGTTTTACCACTACCTGATTCACCGTAAACCAAAGCGAAGATACCCTCCAAAGGTTCGGTTTCAAAATCTATTGCATCCATAATTACTCCCTGTTAGCTGTTACTATAACCGATGCCCAGTAAGGACTTATAACGGACATAAGCACATTTAACTGTTGCTCAGCACTAACTACATATTATACTTTTTCTCGTATTTACTCTCTATACATTTTATATATGCAAGTAAAGCTTCCTGTTGTTTGTTTATTTTGTATTTCATTTGTGCACAAGTTAACCCCGGCGTATGATATACTGTTTCTCCGTGAGATTTTTTAGAGAGCCAATAATCACACGTCGAGATCGGAAGAGCA